AAAGGGAGGGATTTCACTAAGCCGTACGACCTCCCTTTTGTGGTTTTGTCTGTTTGTCGACTTTTTGTGTTGGTGGTGAGTGTTGTGCAGCCTGAGCTTCCTGAGGGACACGATTGGTGTGGGGAGACGCGTCGTTGGTGGCGTGTGTGGGGTGAGGATAGTCGCGCGCCGTATGTGTCGGATGAGGAGTGGTTGTTTCTTATGGATGCTGCGGTGATTCATGATGTGGTGTGGCGTGAGGGTCGCGCGGATTTGGTGGCTTCGCTTCGTGCTCATGTGAAGGCTTTTATGGGTATGTTGGATAGGTATTCGGTTGATGTGGCGTCTGGTGGCCGTGGTGGGGGTTCTGCGGTGGCGATGATTGACCGGTATAGGAAGCGTAGGGGGGCCTGAGTAGGTGTCTGGTGTTGTTGGGTCTCAGGTGCCTCGTCATCGTGTGGCTGCGGCGTATTCGGTGTCTGCTGGCGGTGATGCTGGGGAGTTGGGTCGTGCTTATGGGTTGATGCCTGATCCGTGGCAGCAGCAGGTGTTGGATGATTGGCTTGCTGTGGGTGGTAATGGCAGGCTTGCTGCGGGTGTGTGTGGGGTGTTTGTGCCTCGCCAGAATGGCAAGAATGCTATTTTGGAGATTGTGGAGTTGTTTAAGGCGACTATTCAGGGTCGCCGTATTTTGCATACGGCTCACGAGTTGAAGTCGGCTCGTAAGGCGTTTATGCGGTTGAGGTCGTTTTTTGAGAATGAGCGGCAGTTTCCTGACTTGTATCGTATGGTGAAGTCGATTCGTGCGACGAATGGCCAGGAGGCTATTGTGTTGCATCATCCGGATTGTGCCACGTTTGAGCGTAAGTGTGGTTGTCCGGGTTGGGGTTCGGTTGAGTTTGTGGCTCGTTCTCGGGGTTCTGCTCGCGGTTTTACGGTTGATGATTTGGTGTGTGATGAGGCTCAGGAGTTGTCGGATGAGCAGTTGGAGGCTTTGCTTCCTACGGTGAGCGCGGCTCCTTCGGGTGATCCTCAGCAGATTTTTTTGGGTACGCCGCCTGGGCCGTTGGCTGACGGGTCTGTGGTGTTGCGTTTGCGTGGGCAGGCTTTGTCGGGTGGTAAGAGGTTTGCGTGGACGGAGTTTTCGATTCCTGACGAGTCTGATCCGGATGATGTGTCGCGGCAGTGGCGGAAGTTGGCTGGTGATACTAATCCTGCGCTGGGTAGGCGTCTGAATTTTGGTACAGTCTCGGATGAGCATGAGTCGATGTCTGCGGCCGGGTTTGCTCGGGAGCGGCTTGGCTGGTGGGATCGTGGCCAGTCTGCTACGTCTGTGGTTCCTGCTGATAAGTGGGTTCAGTCGGCTGTGGGTGAGGCGGCTCTGGTTGGCGGGAAGGTTTTTGGTGTTTCGTTTTCTCGTTCGGGGGATCGTGTCGCGTTGGCTGGTGCTGGCAGGACTGATGCTGGGGTTCATGTTGAGGTGATTGATGGGCTGTCGGGGACGATTGTTGATGGTGTGGGCCGGTTGGCTGACTGGTTGGCGGTTCGTTGGGGTGATACTGACCGGATCATGGTTGCCGGGTCTGGTGCGGTGTTGTTGCAGAAGGCGTTGACGGATCGGGGTGTTCCGGGCCGTGGCGTGATTGTTGCCGATACTGGGGTGTATGTGGAGGCTTGTCAGGCGTTTCTTGAGGGTGTTCGTTCGGGTGTTGTGTCTCATCCTCGTGCTGATTCTCGCCGTGACATGTTGGATATTGCTGTGAGGTCGGCTGTGCAGAAGAAGAAGGGTTCGGCGTGGGGTTGGGGTTCCTCGTTTAAGGATGGTTCTGAGGTTCCTTTGGAGGCTGTGTCGTTGGCGTTTTTGGGGGCTAAGCGTGGTGGTCGTGGCCGTCGGGAGCGTAGTGGTAGGAAGCGGGTGTCTGTGGTATGAACTCGGATGAGTTGGCCCTGATTGAGGGCATGTTTGATCGTATCCAAAGGTTGTCTTCGTGGCATTGCCGTATTGAGGGCTACTATGAGGGCTCTAATCGGGTGCGTGATTTGGGGGTGGCTATTCCTCCGGAGTTGCAGCGTGTGCAAACGGTGGTGTCGTGGCCTGGGATTGCGGTGGATGCTTTGGAGGAGCGTCTGGATTGGCTGGGCTGGACGAATGGTGACGGCTACGGTTTGGATGGTGTGTATGCTGCGAATCGGCTTGCTACGGCGTCGTGTGATGTGCATTTGGATGCGCTGATTTTTGGGTTGTCGTTTGTGGCTGTTATCCCGCAAGAGGATGGGTCGGTGTTGGTTCGTCCGCAGTCGCCGAAGAATTGTACTGGCCGGTTTTCGGCTGATGGGTCTCGTCTGGATGCTGGCCTTGTGGTGCAGCAGACGTGTGATCCTGAGGTTGTTGAGGCTGAGTTGTTGCTGCCTGATGTGATTGTTCAGGTGGAGCGGCGGGGTAGCCGTGAGTGGGTTGAGATGGGCCGTATTGAGAATGTGTTGGGTGCGGTTCCGTTGGTGCCTGTTGTGAATCGTCGCCGTACTTCTAGGATTGATGGCCGTTCGGAGATTACGAGGTCTATTAGGGCTTACACGGATGAGGCTGTTCGCACACTGTTGGGGCAGTCTGTGAATCGTGATTTTTATGCGTATCCTCAGCGTTGGGTGACGGGTGTGTCGGCTGACGAGTTTTCGCAGCCTGGCTGGGTCCTGTCGATGGCTTCTGTGTGGGCTGTGGATAAGGATGATGATGGTGACACCCCGAATGTGGGGTCGTTTCCTGTCAATAGTCCTACACCGTATTCGGATCAGATGCGTTTGTTGGCTCAGCTGACGGCGGGTGAGGCTGCGGTTCCGGAGCGCTATTTCGGGTTTATCACGTCTAACCCGCCTTCTGGGGAGGCTTTGGCTGCGGAGGAGTCTAGGCTTGTGAAGCGTGCCGAGCGGCGTCAGACGTCGTTTGGTCAGGGCTGGTTGTCGGTTGGTTTCTTGGCTGCTAGGGCGCTTGATTCGAGTGTTGATGAGGCCGCGTTTTTCGGTGATGTGGGTTTGCGTTGGCGTGATGCTTCGACGCCTACCCGGGCTGCTACGGCGGATGCTGTGACGAAGCTTGTTGGTGCCGGTATTCTTCCGGCGGATTCTCGGACGGTGTTGGAGATGTTGGGTTTGGATGATGTGCAGGTTGAGGCTGTGATGCGTCATCGTGCCGAGTCGTCGGATCCGTTGGCGGCGCTGGCTGGGGCTATATCGCGGCAGACTAGCGAGGTTTGATAGGTGATGGCTTCGGGTGTTGCGTCGCGGATGGCTGCTGCCGGGTATCAGCGTGAGGCGGTCCGTTTTGCCGGGAAGTATGCGGGCTATTATGCTGAGCTTGGTCGTTTGTGGCATTCCGGGAAGATGACAGATGCGCAGTATGTGCGTTTGTGTGTGGAGTTGGAGCGTGCCGGCCATGACGGTTCAGCAGCTATGGCAGCTAAATTCGTGCAAGATTTTCGCCGGTTGAACGGTGTCGATCCTGGTTTGATCGTGTATGACGAGTTTGATGCTGCCGCCGCGTTGGCGAGGTCGTTTTCGACTATGAAGATGATGAATAGTGACCCGGATAGGGCGAAGGATACGATTGGTTCGATGGCTGCGGGTGTTAATCGGGCTGTCATGAATGCTGGCCGTGACACGGTTGAGTGGTCTGCGGGTGCGCAGGGCCGGTCGTGGCGCAGGGTGACTGATGGTGATCCGTGCGCGTTTTGTGCCATGTTGGCTACGAGGTCGGATTATACGACCAAAGAAAGGGCACTTACTACTGGACATACTCGGCGTCATAAGCGTGCCGGTAGGCGTCCGTTTGGTTCGAAGTATCATGATCATTGTGGTTGTACGGTGGTTGAGGTTGTGGGGCGTTGGGAGCCCAATGCTGCGGACACCGCATATCAGAGGACGTATGAGAAGGCTCGTGAGTGGGTTGATGATCATGGGTTGCAGCAGTCGCCTGGCAATATTTTGAAGGCTATGCGTACTGTTGGCGACATGAGATGATGGTTTCCGGTTGTGTGCCGCCGGTTATTGGTGCACAGGGTTGTCTCCCGCACGGGGGTCAACAATGTTGTGTTGTTTTCCGCAAGGAGTGTTAGGTTAGGCTATGGCCGATCAGAGTGTTGAGGAACAGAATGTTGACAATGATGCTGTTGAGCCCGGAAAGGGTGGAGACATTGTTGATGTTGTGAAGGATGGGCAGGCTGCCGGCGATGATCATGCCGGTGATGTTTCCGTGAAGGAGGAGTCTTCTTCTGGCACGGATTGGAAGGCTGAGGCTCGTAAGTGGGAGTCTCGTGCTAAAAGTAATTTCGCCGAGTTGGAGAAGCTTCGCGCCTCGGATGGTGATGCGGGGTCTGTGATTGATGATCTTCGCCGCAAGAATGAGGAACTCGAAGACCGGATTAACGGGTTTGTTCTTGAGGGTGTGAAGCGTGAGGTGGCTGCCGAGTGTGGCCTGTCGGGTGATGCGGTCGCTTTCTTGCACGGTGGCGATCGTGAAGCGCTGGTGGAGTCTGCTAAGGCTTTGAAGGGTTTGATCGACCATAGTAGTGGTGGCGCGGGTGTGCGCCGTCTTGCGGGGAGTGCCCCCGTTGATGATGTTAAACGACGTGAGGGTGTCGCGTTTGTGGATGCTCTTGTCAATAATTCTAGGAGATGATTTCTGATGGCTGACGATTTTCTTTCTGCAGGGAAGCTTGAGCTTCCTGGTTCTATGATTGGTGCGGTTCGTGACCGTGCTATCGATTCTGGTGTTTTGGCGAAGCTGTCGCCGGAGCAGCCGACTATTTTCGGCCCTGTTAAGGGTGCCGTTTTTTCTGGTGTTCCTCGCGCCAAGATTGTTGGCGAGGGTGAGGTTAAGCCTTCCGCTTCGGTTGATGTTTCGGCGTTTACTGCGCAGCCTATCAAGGTTGTGACTCAGCAGCGCGTAAGCGACGAGTTTATGTGGGCTGACGCCGATTACCGTCTGGGTGTGCTTCAGGATCTGATTTCCCCGGCCCTGGGTGCCTCGATTGGTCGCGCCGTGGATCTGATTGCTTTCCACGGTATTGATCCTGCCACTGGGAAGCCTGCCGCGGCTGTCAAGGTGTCGCTGGATAAGACGAAGAAGACGGTTGATGCCACCGATAGCGCTACGACCGATCTGGTCAAGGCTGTCGGCCTTATCGCTGGGGCCGGTTTGCAGGTTCCTAACGGTGTTGCTTTGGATCCGGCGTTCTCGTTTGCTCTGTCTACTGAGGTGTATCCGAAGGGGTCTCCGCTTGCCGGTCAGCCGATGTATCCTGCCGCCGGGTTTGCCGGTTTGGATAATTGGCGTGGCTTGAATGTTGGTGCTTCTTCGACTGTTTCGGGTGCCCCGGAGATGTCGCCTGCCTCTGGTGTTAAGGCTATTGTTGGTGATTTCTCGCGTGTTCATTGGGGGTTCCAGCGTAACTTCCCGATCGAGCTGATCGAGTATGGTGACCCGGATCAGACTGGCCGTGACCTGAAGGGACATAATGAGGTTATGGTTCGTGCCGAGGCTGTCCTGTATGTGGCTATCGAGTCGCTTGATTCGTTTGCTGTTGTGAAGGAGAAGGCTGCACCGACTCCTCCTCCGGCCCCGAAGCCTGAGCCTAATCCTCCGGCTGGTAACTGATACAAGATAAGCGAATGTGTACTATGTGCAGGGGGTGGTGTTGATGGGTATCATTTTGAAGCCTGAGGATATTGAGCCTTTCGCCGATATCCCTGAGGGGAAGCTTGAGGCGATGATCGCCGATGTGGAGGCTGTGGCTATCAGTGTCGCCCCCTGTATCGCTAAACCGGATTTCAAATATAGGGATGCTGCTAAGGCTATTCTGCGTAGGGCCCTGTTGCGCTGGAATGATACTGGCGTGTCGGGTCAGGTGCAGTATGAGTCTGCGGGTCCGTTTGCTCAGACTACACGGTCTAATACTCCCACGAATTTGTTGTGGCCTTCTGAGATTGCCGCTTTGAAGAAGTTGTGTGAGGGTGATGGTGGGGCTGGTAAAGCGTTCACTATCACCCCCACTATCAATGGTCGATATGCACATTCTGAGGTGTGTTCCACGGTGTGGGGTGAGGGTTGCTCGTGCGGGTCGAATATTAACGGTCACGCTGGCCCTTTGTGGGAGATATGATATGACCGGTTTTCCTTACGGTGAAACTGTTGTGATGCTTCAACCGGCTGTTCGTGTCGATGATTTGGGCGACAAGGTGGAGGATTGGGGTCATCCTGTCGAGACTGTGTTCCATAATGTGGCCATCTATGCTTCGTTGTCGCAGGAGGATGAGGCGGCAGGTCGTGACTCTGACTATGAGCATTGGACACTGCTTTTTAAGCAGCCTGTCAAGGGTGCCGGTTATCGTTGCCGGTGGCGTATTCGGGGTGTGGTGTGGGAGGCTGACGGGTCTCCTGTGGTGTGGCATCATCCGATGTCTGGCTGGGATGCGGGCACGCAGATCAATGTGAAGCGCAAGAAGGGCTGATGGATTGTGGCTCAGGATGTGAATGTGAAGCTTAATCTTCCTGGTATTCGTGAGGTGTTGAAGTCCCCTGGGGTGCGGGGCATGTTGGCTGAGCGTGGCGAGCGTGTCAAGCGTGCGGCCTCGGCGAATGTGGGCGGTAACGCTTTTGATAAGGCCCAGTATCGTGCCGGTTTGTCGTCGGAGGTGCAGGTTCACCGTGTTGAGGCTGTGGCCCGTATTGGCACCACCTATAAGGGTGGGAAGCGTATTGAGGCGAAGCATGGCACGCTGGCTCGGTCGATTGGGGCTGCGTCGTGATCGTTTACGGTGACCCTAGGAAGTGGGCTAAACGTGTCCTGGCGGATGATGGCTGGCTGTCCGATATACCTTGTGTGGGGACGGTGCCTGACGATTTCAGCGGTGATCTGATTTGGTTGGCTCTTGATGGTGGCCCGCAGTTGCATGTTCGTGAGCGTGTTTTTTTGCGGGTGAATGTGTTTTCTGATATGCCTGATCGTGCTATGTCGTTGGCGCGTCGTGTTGAGGCTGTGCTGGCTGATGGTGTGGACGGTGACCCTGTGGTGTACTGTAAACGGTCTACTGGCCCTGATTTGCTGGTTGATGGTGCACGTTTTGATGTGTATTCGCTTTTTGAGCTTATATGTAGGCCTGCGGAGTCTGAATAAGCTTATTGTTTTTGTTTTAATGTAATTGTTTGATATTTAATGGGGGTTATGATGGCTGGAACACGTAAAGCGTCTAATGTTCGCTCTGCTGTTACGGGTGACGTCTATATTGGTAAAGCTCATGCCGGTGACACTATTGATGGTGTGAAGACGGTTCCTGACGGTCTTACCGCTTTAGGGTATCTGTCGGATGACGGGTTTAAGATTAAGCCTGAGCGTAAAACGGATGATTTGAAGGCTTGGCAGAATGCGGATGTTGTTCGCACTGTGGCTACGGAGTCGTCTATTGAGATTTCTTTCCAGCTGATCGAGTCTAAGAAGGAGGTTATCGAACTGTTTTGGCAGTCGAAGGTTACTGCCGGAGCCGATTCGGGTTCGTTCGATATTTCTCCTGGTGCCACGACGGGTGTTCACGCCTTGTTGATGGATATTATTGATGGTGATCAGGTTATTCGCTACTATTTCCCTGAGGTCGAGTTGATTGATCGTGACGAGATTAAGGGTAAGAATGGCGAGGTGTATGGGTATGGTGTGACGTTGAAGGCGTATCCTGCTCAGATTAATAAGAAGGGTGATGCGGTGTCTGGTCGGGGGTGGATGACGGCTTTAAAAGCTGATACTCCTCCGACTCCTCCTCCGGCCCCGAAGCCGGAGCCTCCTACGCCGCCTAAGCCTGAGCCGGATCCTAATCCGCCGTCTAATAACTGATACACATAGTTTGAGGGATTGTTGATAGATGAGTGACACGGGTTACACGTTGAAGATTGGTGACCGTAGCTGGGTGTTGGCGGATGCGGAGGAAACAGCTCAGGCTGTTCCTGCCCGCGTTTTCCGTCGTGCCGCTAAGATTGCCCAGTCTGGGGAGTCTGCGGATTTCGCCCAGGTTGAGGTGATGTTTTCCATGTTGGAGGCTGCCGCCCCAGCCGATGCTGTGGAGGCTTTGGAGGGGCTTCCTATGGTGCGTGTGGCCGAGATTTTCCGCCAGTGGATGGAATATAAGCCTGACGGTAAGGGCGCCTCGCTGGGGGAATAATTTGGCTCCACGGCCTGATTGATGATTATCGTGGGGCCATCGAATACGATTTCCGCACCAAGTTTGGTGTTTCTGTTTATAGTGTTGGTGGCCCGCAGATGTGTTGGGGTGAGGCTGTCCGGCTGGCTGGCGTGTTGTGTACCGATACGTCTAGCCAGTTGGCGGCCCACCTGAATGGTTGGCAGCGCCCGTTTGAGTGGTGTGAGTGGGCTGTGTTGGACATGCTGGATCATTACAGGTCTGCTAATAGTGAGGGGCAGCCGGAGCCTGTGGCGAGGCCTACGGATGAGCGTAGGGCCAGGTTTACCTCTGGGCAGGTGGACGATATTTTGGCGCGTGTTCGTGCCGTTGGCGGGGTGTCTCGCGAGATTAATATTATGGGGTGAATAGTGTATGTCTGGTGAGATTGCTTCCGCATATGTGTCGTTGTATACGAAGATGCCTGGTTTGAAGGCGGATGTCGGTAAACAGCTTTCTGGGGTGATGCCTGCTGAGGGTCAGCGTTCGGGTAGTCTTTTTGCTAAGGGCATGAAGTTGGCTCTTGGTGGTGCCGCAATGGTGGGCGCCATCAATGTTGCTAAGAAGGGCCTCAAGTCGATTTATGATGTGACTATTGGTGGCGGTATAGCTAGGGCGATGGCTATTGATGAGGCTCAGGCTAAACTGACTGGTTTGGGTCACACGTCGTCTGACACGTCTTCGATTATGAATTCGGCTATTGAGGCTGTGACTGGTACGTCGTATGCGTTGGGTGATGCGGCGTCTACGGCTGCGGCGTTGTCTGCTTCGGGTGTGAAGTCTGGCGGGCAGATGACGGATGTGTTGAAGACTGTCGCCGATGTGTCTTATATTTCGGGTAAGTCGTTTCAGGATACGGGCGCTATTTTTACGTCTGTGATGGCTCGCGGTAAGTTGCAGGGCGATGACATGCTGCAGCTTACGATGGCGGGTGTTCCCGTCCTGTCTCTGTTGGCTAGGCAGACTGGTAAAACGTCTGCTGAGGTGTCGCAGATGGTGTCGAAGGGGCAGATTGATTTTAACACGTTTGCGGCGGCGATGAAGCTTGGCATGGGTGGTGCTGCTCAGGCGTCTGGTAAGACGTTTGAGGGCGCTATGAAGAATGTGAAGAGCGCCCTGGGCTATCTTGGTGCTACGGCTATGGCCCCGTTTTTGAACGGCCTGCGGCAGATTTTTGTTGCGTTGAATCCGGTTATCAAGTCTATCACAGAGTCTGTGAAGCCCCTGTTTGCGTCGGTGGATCAGGGGATTCAGCGGATGATGCCGTCTATTTTGGCGTGGATTAACCGGATGCCGGCTATGATCACAAGAATGAATGCACAGATGCGCGCCAAGGTGGAGCAGCTGAAGGGCATTTTTGCGAGAATGCATTTGCCGGTCCCTAAAGTAAATCTTGCTGCCATGTTTGCTGGCGGCACCGCAGTGTTTGGTATTGTGGCTGCCGGTGTGGGGAAGCTTGTTGCAGGGTTTGCCCCGCTGGCGGTGTCGTTAAAGAATCTACTGCCGTCGTTTGGTGCTTTGAAGGGTGCCGCTGGGGGGCTTGGCGGCGTGTTTCGCGCCCTGGGTGGCCCTGTCGGTATTGTGATCGGGCTGTTTGCGGCAATGTTTGCCACGAACGCCCAGTTCCGTGCCGCGGTGATGCAGCTTGTGGCTGTGGTTGGCCAGGCTTTGGGGCAGATTATGGCCGCTGTGCAGCCTGTGTTTGGTCTAATTGCTGGTTTGGTGGCACGGTTGGCTCCCGTTTTTGGCCAGATTATCGGTATGGTTGCCGGGTTGGCTGCGCAGTTTATGCCTGTGATTGGTATGCTTGTCGCCCGGCTGGTGCCTGTGATCACGCAGATTATTGGTGCGGTGACGCAGGTTGCTGCAATGTTGTTGCCGGCGTTGATGCCGGTGTTGCAGGCTGTTGTTGCTGTGATACGGCAGGTTGTTGGCGTGGTCATGCAGTTGGTGCCTGTTTTGATGCCTGTGATTCAACAGATTTTGGGTGCTGTCATGTCTGTGCTGCCACCGATTATTGGCCTGATCCGGTCGTTGATACCAGTCATCATGTCTGTTATGCGTGTGGTGGTTCAGGTTGTTGCGGTTGTGATACAGGTGGTGGCCCGTATTCTTGCTGTTGTGGCTCCGATGGTGGCGGCCGTGGTCGGGTTTGTTGCCCGTATTGTTGGTGCTGTCGTGTCGGCTGTGGCCCGTGTTATTGCCGCTGTTGCCCGTGTCATCTCGTGGGTTGTTGCCCATTTTGTGTCTGGTTTGGCGCGTATGGGTTCGGTGGTTCAGGCTGGCTGGAATCATATTAGGGCGTTTACGTCTGCGTTTATTAACGGTTTCAAGTCGATCATTTCTGGCGGCGTGAACGCGGTTGTGGGGTTTTTTGCCCGGCTGGGTTCTTCGGTTGCCTCCCATGTGAGGTCTGGTTTTAACGCGGCCCGTGGTGCTGTTTCTTCTGCGATGAATGCTATCCGGAGTGTTGTGTCTTCGGTGGCGTCTGCTGTTGGCGGGTTTTTCAGCTCGATGGCTTCTCGGGTTCGTGGTGCTGCCTCGTCCGGGTTTAACGCTGCGAGGGGTGCGGCTTCTTCTGCTATGCATGCTATGGGCTCGGCTGTGTCTAGTGGTGTGCATAGTGTGATAGGTTTTTTCAGGAATCTTCCCAGTAATATTAGGGGCGCTTTGGGTAGTATGGGGTCCTTGTTGGTGTCTGCTGGCCGTGATGTGGTGGCCGGTTTGGGTAACGGTATTAAGAATGCTTTGAGTGGCCTGTTGGATACTGTGCGTAATATGGGTTCCCAGATTGCGGGTGCGGCGAAGTCTGCTCTGGGTATTCATTCTCCGTCTCGGGTGTTTCGTGACGAGGTTGGCCGGCAGGTTGTTGCCGGTTTGGCTGAGGGGATCACCGGGAATGCTGGTTTGGCGTTGGATGCGATGTCTGATGTGGGGAATCAGCTTCCGGATGCGGTTGATGCCCGGTTTGGTTTGCGGTCGTCTGTGGGCTCGTTTACGCCGTATGACAAGTATCAGCGTGCCAAGGGTGAGAGTGTTGTGGTGAATGTGAACGGACCCACGTATGGTGATCCGAACGAGTTTGCGAAGCGGATTGAGCGGCAGCAGCGTGACGCTTTGAACGCGTTGGCTTACATGTGATCGAAGGGGTGTTGTGCATGTTTATTCCTGACCCGTCTGATCGTGCCGGTTTGACTGTGGATTGGACTATGTTTCCGTTGGTTGGTAATGCTCCGGAGCGTGTGCTTCATTTGACGGATTATACGGGGCAGTCTCCGGTGATGTTGTTGAATGATTCGTTGCGCGGCTTGGGTATGCCTGAGGTGGAGCAGTTTTCTCAAACGCATGTTGGGGTGCACGGCTCGGAGTGGCGCGGGTTTAATGTGAAGCCTCGCGAGGTGACTTTGCCGGTTTTGGTGTCGGGTGTGGACGAGGATCCTGCAGGCGGGTTTCGTGACGGTTTCATGAAGGCCTATGACGAGTTGTGGTCGGCGTTTCCTCCTGGGGAGGAGGGGGAACTGTCGGTGAAGACTCCCGCCGGCCGTAAACGTGTGTTGAAGTGCAGGTTTGATTCGGCTGATGACACGTTTACGGTGGATCCGGTGAACCGCGGCTATGCGCGCTATCTGTTGCATTTGACGGCTTATGACCCGTTTTGGTATGGGGATGAGCAGAGGTTTCGTTTTAGTAACGCGAAGTTGCAGGATTGGTTGGGTGGCGGCCCTGTTGGCAAGGATGGCACGGCGTTTCCGGTGGTGTTGACGCCGGGTGTGGGCTCGGGCTGGGATAACTTGTCGAACAGGGGTGATGTTCCGGCGTGGCCTGTGATTCGTGTGGAGGGCCCGTTGGAGTCGTGGTCTGTGCAGATTGATGGTTTGCGTGTGTCTTCGGATTGGCCGGTGGAGGAGGGTGAGTGGATCACTATTGATACGGATCCTCGGCAGCAGTCTGCGCTACTGGATGGGTTTGAGGATGTGATGGATCGCCTGTCTGAGTGGGAGTTTGCGCCGATTCCTCCGGGTGGTTCGAAGAGTGTGAGTATTGAGATGGTTGGTTTGGGTGCCATTGTTGTGTCGGTGCAGTACAGGTTTTTGAGGGCTTGGTGAATGGTTGATGGCTGGTCTTGTTCCGCATGTAACATTGTTTACGCCGGATTATCGCCGTGTGGCGCCTATCAATTTTTTTGAGTCGTTGAAATTGTCGTTGAAGTGGAATGGTTTGTCCACTTTGGAGTTGGTGGTGTCGGGTGATCATTCTAGGCTTGATGGGTTGACGAAGCCGGGTGCACGGCTGGTTGTTGATTATGGTGGTGGCCAGATTTTTTCTGGGCCTGTGCGTAAGGTGCACGGGGTTGGGCCTTGGCAGTCCTCTCGGGTGACTATCACATGTGAAGATGATATCCGCCTGTTGTGGCGCATGTTGATGTGGCCTATCAATTATCGTCCCAGTTTTGTGGGTTCGGAGTGGCGTGCTGACAGGGATTATGCCCACTATTCGGGTCCGGCGGAGTCGGTGGCTAAGCGGGTGTTGCGGGATAATGCTTGGCGTTTTCCGCCGGAGGTGTTTCTGACCGATGATGAGAAGCGTGGACGGTTTATTAAGGATTTTCAGGCCCGGTTTCACGTGTTTGCGGATAAATTGTTGCCGATATTGTCGTGGGCTCGGATGACTGTCACGGTGAAGCAGTTTGAGAATGTGAAGCTGGATCGGCGTGGTTTGTTGTTTGATTGTGTGCCGGCGGTGACCCGGACGCATGTGTTGACTGCCGAGTCTGGTTCGATTGTGTCGTGGGAGTATGTGAGGGATGCCCCTAAGGCTACGTCGGTGGTGGTTGGTGGCCGCGGCGAGGGCAAGGATAGGCTGTTTTGTGAGGATGTTGATAGCTTGTCTGAGGGGGAGTGGTTTGATCGTGTAGAGGTGTTTAAGGATGCCCGTAACATGGATGAGGATGCGTTTCTTGCCGATGAGGCTGAGCGGGTGTTGGCCGAGTCTGGGGCTACGTCGGGGTTTAAGATTGAGCTGGCTGAGTCGAAGGTGTTGCGGTTTGGGCCCGGCAGGTTGATGCCCGGGGATTTGATTTATGTGGATGTGGGTTCGGGCCCTATTGCGGAGATTGTTCGGCAGATTGATGTGGAGTGTGATTCGCCGGGTGACGGGTGGACGAAGGTGACACCTGTTGCGGGGGATTATGAGGATAATCCGTCGGCGTTGTTGGCGCGGCGTGTGGCTGGTTTGGCTGCGGGTGTGCGGGATTTGCAAAAGTTCTAATTGTTAGGGGTTTGTTGTGGGTATTGTGTGCAAAGGGTTTGATGGCGTACTGACCGAGTATGATTGGGCTCAAATGTCTGGTCTGATGGGTAACATGCCGTCCGTGAAAGGGCCGGATGATTTTCGTGTGGGCACTACTGTTCAGGGTGCCACAGTGTTGTGTGAGGTCCTGCCGGGGCAGGCGTGGGCTCACGGGGTGATGTGCACGTCGAATAGTGTTGAGACGGTGACGGAGCCTCTTCCGGGTCCGGGGAAACCGCGGTACGACTATGTGGTGTTGTCGCGGGATTGGCAGGAGAATACAGCCAAGTTGGAGATTGTTCCTGGCGGCTCTTCGGAGCGTGCTAGGGATGTGTTGAGGGCTGAGCCTGGCGTGTTTCATCAGCAGTTGTTGGCTACTTTGGTGTTGTCGTCTGACGGGTTGCAGCAGCAGCTTGACAGGAGGGCTGTGGCTTCCCGTGTGGCGTTTGGGGAGTCTGCTGCGTGTGATCCTACCCCTGTGGAGGGTGACCGTGTGATGGTGCCTTCGGGGGCTGTGTGGGCTAACCATGCCGGCGAGTGGATGCTCCTGTCTCCGAGGATTGAGACGGGCACTAAGTCTATCACGTTTGGCGGGTCGAATGTGTATGCTTACACGATCCCGTTTGGCCGCCCGTTTGGTAGTCCGCCGGTGGTTGTGGCGTCTATGGCTACGGCGGCTGGGGGCACGACACAGATTGATGTGAAAGCCTACAATATCACTACCAAGGATTTTGGGTTGGCGTTTATCACGAATGACGGGTCTAAGCCTTCTGGTGTGCCTGCGGTTGCGAATTGGATTGCTGTCGGCGTGTAATGTGCGGCTTGCGGGTATGTGACGTGTTGTGGTTGTTGTAGTGGTAGGGGGCTGTAGTGTCATGGTTTACACCCACACTCGTAGCCTCTCTTTGTACCGCTATCGCTACTGTTCTTGGTTCGATTCAGGCGGCTACGTACAGGTCGAAGAAGAGGCTGAGGCAGTTGTCTGCGCAGGTTGATGCGATGGAAGAATACACATGGAATATTCGCCATATTGTTCACCGCTATAACGCGAATCTGCCGGAGAATGTTGAGCCGGTGAAGATGCCTGATTTGCCCGAGTTTTTGAAGGATACTGTTGATGGTGGAGGTGAGTAGGGTTGAGGGAGTTGGAGGAGGAGAAGCGGCAGCGCCGCTCGTTTGAGAAAGCTTCCCTGATACTGTTGTTCCTGTCGCTTGTCCTGTTGGTGGCGATGGCTGGGGGTGCCTTGCGGTATGGTTCTGTGGCTTCCCAAAGGGATTCGGAGCAGACTCGAGCCCAGTCGAATGGTGCAGCCGCCAAGGGTTTAGCTGCCCGTGTGAAGCGGGTGTGTGCTTCGGGTGGCCAAGAGTCGGTGCGGCTTCACCGGTCTGGTTTGTGTGTGGATGCTCAGCGTGTTGAGCGGAGTGTGCAGGGTGTGCCTGGCCCGGCTGGTGTGCGGGGGCCGCAAGGCCCGCAGGGGCCGGCTGGTGTTGATGGTTCGGCGGGTGTTGTTGGGCCTGTGGGTCCGCAGGGTTCCCCGGGTTTGAATGGTGTGGCTGGCCCGCAAGGGTTGCCTGGCGCTGACGGCAAGGATGGTGTTCCGGGTCGTGCTGGTGCTGATGGCCGTGATGGTGTGCCTGGTAGGGATGGCGCTGATGGTGCTGATGGTGGCCGTGGCCCTGCTGGCTCCCCTGGCGCTGACGGTGCACAGGGTGTGCAGGGTGAGCGTGGCCCTGCCGGTCCTGCCGGTCCGCAGGGTTCTGCCGGCGCCGACGGCACTAATGGTCGGGATGGTAAGGATGGGCGCTCGGTGATATCGGTGTACTGTGCTGGGGGCCGCCTGACTGTGAAATATAGTGACGGTACAGTCTCTACCATATCGGGTTCTGCGGCCTGTGAGGGTGTGGCCCCGTCACCGGTGGTTACCGTATCATCCCGCAAGTGAATGATAGTGGAAGGGTGTTACTGATGTTGATAGTAGTGTTTGGGGGTGACATGCGGTGAGGTTTATTCCTGCGGCGCATCACTCTGCCGGTTCGAATAGTCCGGTGAACAGGGTTGTGATTCATGCGACGTGCCCGGATGTGGGGTTTCCGTCTGCTTCCCGTAAGGGTCGGGCGGTGTCTACGGCGAACTATTTCGCGTCCCCATCGGCGGGCGGTTCTGCCCATTATGTGTGTGATGTTGGGGAGACGGTGCAGTGCTTGTCGGAGTCGACTATTGGGTGGCATGCCCCGCCGAATCCGCATAGTTTGGGTATAGAGATTTGCGCGGATGGGGGTTCGCACGCCTCGTTCCGTGTACCAGGGCATGCTTACACTCGTGAGCAGTGGCTTGATCCGCAGGTGTGGCCCGCGGTGGAGAGGGCGGCTGTCCTGTGTCGGCAGTTGTGTGACAAGCATGGTGTTCCGAAAAGGAAGCTTAGCGTATCCGATCTAAAAGCGGGTAGGCGGGGTGTGTGCGGGCATACTGATGTGACGGATGCGTGGCATCAGTCGGATCATGACGATCCGGGGCCGTGGTTTCCGTGGGACAAATTTATGGCTGTGGTGAATGGCCACGGCGGCGGTTCAAGTAGTGAGGAGTTAACGGTGGCTGATGTGAAAGCGTTACATGATCAGATTAAACAGTTGTCGGCACAGGTGGCCCAGTCGGTGAATAAGCTGCATCACGATGTGGGTGTGGTTCAGGTTCAGAATGGTGACTTGGCGCGCCGTGTGGAGGCCTTGTCGTGGGTGAAGAATCCGGTGACGGGGAAGCTGTGGCGCAGCAAGGATGCCCTGTGGAGTGTCTGGTATTACGTGTTGGAGTGTCGCAGCCGTCTTGCCCGGCTTGAGGCGGACGTGAACCGGTTGAAAAAGTGATGGTGATGTGTGATGGGTAAACAGTTCTGGTTAGGCCTGCTCGAAAGGGCGTTGAAGACTTTTATTCAAACGTTTGTGGCTGTGTTGGGGGTGACGGCGGGTGTCACGTATACTGCGGAGTCGTTTCGCGGTTTGCCGTGGGAGTCTGCCCTGATTACGGCTACGGTTGCTGCGGTGCTGTCGGTGGCTACCTCGTTTGGTAATCCGTCGTTTGTGGCCGGCAAGCCAAGCAAGCCTCAGGTGGATGCGGGTTTGGTTCCACCCGATGATGGGAGCATGGTTGAGCCGCATATGGTTGATGTGTCGGATCCTGGCATGATCGAGCCTGCAGACGATGTAGATGGTTTTGGTGGCTATGAGCCGAGGCGTGCGGCCGAGTCGGAGGTTGGAACGGTAGAGTCTACTGTTGCATAATTGAATATATGTGTGTGCCCCAGCGGTGCTGCCACGGTTGTGTGGTGGCTGCTGCTGGGGCACTCTTTTTGTTTATGTGGGTGTGGTTACTGCTGGCTGTTTGGGTGTCCTGCACTGTCGCAGTCCCACAGGATTTCGCTGCACTCGTCTAGCGTGTCCTGGTCGATGTTGATGTTGTCGAGGCTGACTTCTTGAACGGTGAGGTTCACATCATCGAGTGAGATGGGTACATGGTACTGGTTTTCGACACTGTCAACAATGTTTTGTAGTTGTTGCATGTTGGTGGGCTGTTGTTGGATGATTCGGTGTACCGCTGTTTTGAGGGTGGTGTAGAGGATGTTGGTTGTGTTGTTCATGGTTGTTATGCCATTCCTTCGTTATCGTCTGGCATGTAGTATGTGCTGTTTGCGTACTCGGTGAGGGTGATGAGTGTTTGGTCTGCCCACTGTTTCACTGTCTGCCGGGTGACTCCGAGTCGTTGGGCGGCTGTGGCGTAGGTTTGGTCGTATCCGTATACTTCGCGGAATGCTGCGAGCCGTGCTAGCCGTTTCCGCTGTTTGGATGGTTCACATGTGAGGGTGTAGTCGTCGATGGCTAGCTGCAGGTCGATCATGGTAACAATGTTGTTGCCGTGATGCTGGGGGGCGGTTGGTGGGGGTGGCATGCCTGGTTCGACGCTCGGTTTCCATGGGCCGCCGTTCCAGATCCATTGGGCGGCTTGGATGATGTCGGCGGTGGTGTAGGTTCGGCTCACTTGGTCACCCCTTGAACATGTTGTCGAGGTTGTTGGTGTTGCTGGTGTCGAATCGTCCGACGCAGTGGCAGTAGTCGTACATGAGTTTAATAATGTGTTGGTGGTCTCCCAAATAGGTGTTTCCGCTGATGCTGTAGGTGGCTGTGCCGTCTTTGCTAATAGTGTATTTGGCGGTGATGGTTTCGGGGTTTTCGGTGTCGGTGATGATGGCTGTGGTGGTGGCGCCTACGGTTTGTAGCCTGGTGGTTTGGGTTCCGTCGTCGAGGATGGTGGTAACCATGGGGGGTTCTCCTTAGTTGCTGGTTTGGTTGTCGGCTATGGCTGTGATTTCGTGGACGGGTTTGGGTAGGTCTAGGTGCTGTATGGTTTTGTTGGCTAGCCGTTGGGCTACACGGTAGCACATTTGGGTCCACTGGTTGCCTGTGAGTTGGTGGTATTGGTTGCGTACGGCTATGTAGAGGAGTGCGTCTTGGTAGAGGTCGTCGGGGTTGACGGCCGGGTAGTGGCGCGCAATGTTGGTGCAGGCTTTGTGTAGCTGGTGTTGGTGGTTGGGGGTTGCCCACCCCCAGTTGGCTGTGGTTGCTTGTTCTACTTTGGTTAGTCGTCTACTCATGGTTTTTATCTGGCTATCTGGTAGTTGTTTGGTGTTTTGTTGTTGATAGTGTAGCACACGAGTCCGGGGTTGCCGGTGGTGCCCGTCTTGTGCCGGTACCAGACGGATTCTCCTTCCATGGAGGGGCATTGGATGAAGGTGCGTTGTCCTTGCTCGGATATTTCTAGGTGGTGCCGGTGGCCTGCCATGAGTATGTGTGATGTGGTGCCGTTGTGGAATTCTTGGCCGCGCCACCATTCGTAGTGTTGGTTGTTGCGCCATTGGTGTCCGTGGGCGTGCAGGATCCGTGTTCCGGCCACATCAACGGTGGTGGTCATTTCGTCCCGTTGGGGGAAGTGGAAGTGTAGGTTGGGGTATTGGTTGTTGAGCTGGTAGGCTTCTGCGATGGCGCGGCAGCAGTCCACGTCGAAGGAGTCGTCGTAGGTGGTGACGCCTTTGCCGAAGCGTACTGCTTCTCCGTGGTTGCCTGGGATGGATGTGATGGTGACGTTGGCGCAGTGGTCGAATTGGTGGATGAGTTGCATCATGGCCATGCGGGTGAGCCTGATTTGTTCGGTGAGGGGTGTTTGTGTGCGCCAGGCGTTGTTGCCTCCTTGTGACACGTATCCTTCGATCATGTCGCCGAGGAAGGCGATGTGGACTCGTTGCGGTTTGCCTGCTTGTTGCCAGTAGTGTTTTGCGACTATGAGAGAGTGCAAATAGTCGTCGGCGAAGTGTGCTGTTTCTCCGCCGGGGATGCCTTTGCCGATTTGGAAGTCTCCTGCCCCGATGACGAAGGCCGCAGTGCTGTAGTCGGTGCGGGTGTCTTGTTCGGGTTTTGGTGGCTGCCATTCGGCTAGTTTATCGACGAGTTCGTCTACCGGGTAGGGGTCGGTTGCGGGCTGGTGGTCGATGATTTTTTGTATGGATCGGCCGGTTTCTCCGTTCGGTAAGGTCCATTCGGAGATGCGTGTGCGGCGTACAGTACCATTGGCTAGATTGTCGTCGATGGTGTCGATGGCGTTGTTGTGGTTGGCTAGCTGTGTGAGTAGCCGGTCTATGTTGTCTATCATCGGGTATCCTCCTCTTCTATTTGTGGGGTGGTGTTGGCTTGTGTGCGTCGGTAGTCTTTGATGACGGTGGCGGAGATGGGGTATCCTGCCTGGGTGAGCTGTTTTGCTAGCCATGAGGCGGGTATAGACCTGTCGGCGAGGACGTCTGCGGCTTTGTTGCCGTAGCGTTGAATAAGGGTTTCAGTTTTGGTTGCCATGATGTCCCATCGGTTGTGTGGTGGGCTGCCATCCGGTGCGGCAGTCGCCGTCGTGTCCTGGTTTGCGTGTGCACCACGATACGGTTCCGTCTGTGTGGTTGAGTGTTTTGCCGCACATGACGTCACGTAGATGCTCCGGCAGCTGGTCGGTGTTGTTCCTGTGTGTGTCGGTCATGTGTTGGGTTTTAGTAGCCATCATGTCTCCTGTGTGTGAAAGAGTGTGCAAATATGATGCTGGTGTGGTGGGTGTTTATGCGGGTATGGTTTTCATCACCTTGCTGAACGTTACTTGGTTATTGTACATCATTTGGGTGATTTCCTGGTCGGTTTTGTCGGGGTGCTGTTTTCGCAGGTTGGCCCATTGGCAGGCGTTGTCGGTTTCCTGCTGTAAACGTGTCAGGTGTTGTTCGTTGATGATGTGTTTCCACATGGTCCACGACACGTCGAGCCGGTTAAGGATTTCGAGGGCTGGCACGTTGAACTGGTCGAGGAAGAGTATTTCCTCCGTGTAGTAGTCTTTTTCGTATTGGTCCCATCCGCTTCGGTGCCTGTTGGGCTGGTTTTTGGGGTAGGCTTCCCGGCAGATTTTGTGTAACCGTTTGGCCATGTCGTCGGGTAGCCTAATGTCGGGGTTGGCGCGGATCATGGATCGCATCCCATCATAGGTGGTGCCCCAGGTGTGCATGATGCGGAGTGGGTCCACGCCGTCGGCCCATTTTTCTGCACAGATGGCGAGGCGGATACGCCTCCTGGCGGCCTTGGAGGTGTCGCGGCGGCCGGGGATGGGGCAGGTGTCGAGGGGATCCATGATGCTTTATGCCTTTCTTGGTTTGGGTTGTTTGTCTGGTTTTATTGTAGCACTGTGTCTAGTGCTTGTGTCAACCCTGTTTTTCCGGCCTTCAAGTAGGTGTCTGTGACATCCCCGAGGGTGAGGGGCACACGGGTGGCTTGCGACAGCGCGGTTTGGAGGGTTTGGGCCATCTGGTCTCCCGCTTTGTCTGGGTCTGACCAGATGTAGATGCGGTCGTAGCCTTCGAAGAATTTGGTCCAGAAGGTTTGCCACGAGGTGGCGCCGGGTAGGGCTACGGCTGGCCATCCGCATTGTTCGAGGATCATGGAGTCGAATTCGCCTTCGCAAATGTGCATTTCGGCTGCCGGGGTGGCCATGGCGGCCATGTTGTAGATGGAGCCTGTGTCCCCGGCTGGGGTTAAGTATTTGGGGTGGTTGTGGGTTTTGCAATCATGCTGGAGTGAGCAGCGGAAACGCATTTTTCGTATTTCGGCTGGCTCCCCCCAGACGGGGTACATGTAGGGGATGGTGATGCACTGGTTGTAGTTTTCGTGGCCTGGGATGGGGTCATTGTCGATGTATCCAAGGTGGTGGAGCCGGGCTGTTTCTTCGCTGATGCCTCTTGCCGAGAGCAGGTCGAGTATGTTTTCGAGGTGGGTTTCGTAGCGGGCTGAGGCTTTCTGGATTCGGCGGCGTTCCGCAATGTTGTAGGGTTGTAGTGAGTCGTACATTCGGGTTTTCTTTCTCTAGTCGTTGTTGTAGCTGGGCGAGGCCTCCTCCGATACCGCATGTGTGGCAGTACCAGACGCCCTTGTCGAGGTTGATGCTCATGGAGGGCTGGTGGTCGTCGTGGAACGGGCAGAGGATGTGTTGCTCGTTCTTGGACGGATTGTAGCGTATCCGGTAGGTGTCGAGGAGGCGGCAGGTGTCAGAGGTGCGGGAGGAGCTCGTTGAGGGTTGATACCACATAGGCTTCGCTCCATGGCTTGTTGCGCTGTTTCATCACTACGAGTCCGATGGTGGAATTGTTTTGTTTGTTTCGGTGTGTTTCGTAGTTGCGTGCCTCCCGGCTGGCTTGTTTCACGAATTGGGCGAGGTGTGGCTGTCCGGCTTTGGCTTCTATCACATAGGTTTTGTGGCCGGTTGTGAGGATGAGGTCGCCTTCGTCTTCGCGGCCGTTGAGGTGGAGGCGTTCTATATCATAGCCGGTGTCGCGTAGCTGGTGGAGGAGTCGTGTTTCCCATTCTGCGCCGGCCCGGCGGTTGCGTGACTGTTGTGTCGACATGATAGTCCTTTGTGGTGTTCGGTCATGTTCCATGGCTGTTTTTCGGCGAGTGGCCCGAAGAATGTGTATTCGGGGTAGGCTCGTAGTCGTTCGTATCGGGTGCCGTCTGGGCTGGATTTGCCGGTGCGCTGTTTGAGTACGGCGATGCGTGCCTCGGCGGGGATGGTGAGCCCGTTGCCGTTATCCTCGCCACCATACAGGGAGACTCCGAGAATGAGTTGTGGTTTTTCGGAGAGGCCGTTTTTGATTTCCCGCCTAGCCGGGGGGTGTTCGATGTCGGAGCCGGTTTTGTCGGTTGCGTGGTGTGTGACGATGATGGTGGAGCCAGTATCCCTGCCCAATGCTGTGATCCATTGCATGGCTTCTTGCTGGGCCTGATAGTCACTCTCGCAGTCTTGAATGTCCATCAGATTGTCGATAACAATGAGTGGTGGGAAGGTGTTCCACATTTCCATGTAGGCTTGCAGTTCCATGGTGATGTCTGTCCATGTGATGGGTGACTGGAATGAGAATGTGATGTGTTGGCCGTGGTGGATGCTGTCTCGATAGTATTCTGGCCCGTAGTCGTCGATGTTTTGTTGTATCTGGGCGGTGGTGTGTTGGGTGTTGAGTGAGATGATTCGTGTGGAGGCCTCCCAGGGTGTCATGTCCCCTGATATGTAGAGGGCGGGCTGGTTGAGCATTGCTGTGATGAACATGGCTAGCCCGGATTTTTGGCTGCCGGAGCGCCCCGCGATCATGACTAGGTCCCCTTTGTGGATGTGCATGTCCTGGTTGTCATATAGGGGTGCTAGTTGGGGTATGCGGGGCAGCTCGGCGGCTGTTTGGGAGGCTCTCTCGAAGGATCGTTGGAGAGAGAGCATCGGAGCCTTAATCTATCTGTCTATCGGTTGGATGATGTTTTGGTGGTCAGATGGAGTCGATGTCGATGTCAGCATCGGCGGGGGCTGTGGTGTCGTCTAGCTGGCCGTTATCGCGTTTGTCTACGTATTCGGCAACCTTATCGTAGATGGCGTCATCAAGGGGTTTGAGCACGACCGCGTTGAACCCGTTTTTGGTGCGCACGGTGGCGAGTTTGAAGGCCTGCTCTTCGCCGAGATAGGCTTCGAGGTCGCGGATCATGGAGTGTGGCCGGTCGTTGCTGCCGCGCACTTTTTCGATGATGGCGTTGGGGATGGTTTCTGGGGTGCCGTTGTTGAGATCCTCGAGGGTGTGGAAGATGGTCACATCGGCGTAGATGCGGTCGGCGGTCTGTCCACCGTAGCCTTCAGTGTTGTGTTCCACGTCGTGGACTTTGAAGGCGATGGCGGTGGCGTCCTGGTTTCGGGACGGGTTGAAGAAGGTGCTGTTGCTGTTGTTGTTGTGGTAGTTGGCGAGTCCCATTGTTGTTTCCTTTACTGTTTGTGTTTGTTTCTTTTTGTTGGTTTGTGTTGGTTTTATCGGGTGAGGCTGTTTCGTTTGGTGCGGAACGCCTCGGATACGTCACTGTTGCTAGTGATGGTCTTTTTGTACTGTTTGAGTAGGTCTGCTAGCTGTGCCTTACTTGTGGCCTTGTTGATCTGGTCGATGATGATGCTGTTTTCGTTTGATGCGATGTTGTCTACGTAGTCTTTGGCGGCCTGGTTGTATCGGTCTTGGAGGATGATGGATGCTGTGGCGATCAGTGTTGCCAGGTCCCAGTTCCTTGCCGCGGAGCTGTTTTTGAGTCCGCCTAGCAGGTCGATGATAGTCTTCTTTACCTGGTCGGCGGTGTCTCCGCGGATGACGGTCCATGGGGCGGCGTAGTCGCCTCCGTATTTGAGTGTGACGGTGAATCGGTCGTCGTCTGTGTTGTCGTTCACTGGTGTTCCTTGTCTTCTTTTGTTGGGGCTGTGATGGTGGTTTCTATCGGGTACCTGTAGGCGTCTTTCCCGTTGACAGCCCAGCAGGCGTCCTTGACGGGGCATCCTTTACAGAGTGCTGTGACGTGGGGTACGAAGATGCCTTGGCTGATTCCTTTCATTGCTTGACTGTACATGGATGATACATGCCGGTAGGTGTTGTTGTCAAGATCGTACAGTTCGGTGGATGTGCCCTGTTCGACCGATTGCTCGTCTCCCTTGGTGGTGGCGGGTGTCCAAAACATGCCTTTCGTCACATCGTTGCCGTGTTGGGCGAGCATGTACCGGTATGTGTGCAGCTGCATACTGTCGGCGGGTAGACGGCCGGTTTTGAGGTCCAAAATGAAGGTTTCGCCAGTGTCGGTGTCGGTGAAAACGCGGTCGATGTAGCCAACAATCTGGGTGCCGTCCTGGAGGGTGGTTTCTACCGGGTATTCGATGCCTGGCTGGCCGTCAATAACAGCGGTGGCGTATTGTGGGTGGTTGCGCCTCCATGTTTTCCACCGGTCCACAAAGGTGGGGCCGTACATCATCCACCAATTGTAGTCTTTCTTGTGTGGCCCGCCCGACTCGCACAGGTTTTTGCATATTCTGCCGGAGGGTTTGATGTTTGTGCCTTCGGATTCAGCGAGGGCGACTTGGGTGTCGAAAATGTTTGTGAAGGATGAGAGTTTGTCTGGCAGTGCAGGGTATTCGGCGGGATGGTACAGGTGTAGGTCGTATTGTTCGGTGATGTGGTGTATGGCGCTTCCGGCGATGGTGGCGTACCAGGTGTGGTGTTGGGTGTGGTAGCCGTGGGATAGGCGCCATTTTTCACCACATTCGGCCCACTGTGTGAGTGAACTGTAAGATATGTGGCCTGGATGGTGGATGGTTTTCGGGTATTGTGCTAGAGGCATTACTTGTCGCTTTTATTCCATGGGTTGCGGGTGTCTTGGCCGGCATCGTGTTGCTGGTATGCGAGGAGTGCCAAGCAGTGCCAGGCAGCATGGGCCAGATGCGGTAGCCCGGATTCATCATCGAGGTTGTTTCCTTGCTGCCATGATAACAGGTGCCTGTAGAGGGCGTCAACGCTGTGGCTCCACGGGTATCCGCCGGTCCAGTTGTTGTCGCCGTATTTGGTGGCACCGTATCCGGCCACGGAGCCGAGGGCGTGTAAGGCTGCGGGGTCGATGAGGGATAGCCTGCAAAGTTTGAGTTCTTTCTTGGCGCCAGTATCAGGGTCGGTGTACATGCTGGTGGGCTCATCCATGGTGTGTGTGCTCCTTACGTGTGGGGTTACTGGTTGGGGTTGTGGGCGAGTGCTACGGCGAGAATAATGATGGCGAGGGTTTCCGCGATCAGGATGGGTGTTGTGATCATTTAGTGTCTCGGGGATTGTTGGTGAGTGTTGATGCGCCTAGGAGGATAGTGAGGGCGCATGCGGCGATGATGGCGAGGGCTGCCTTGTGTGGGGTGCCGGTTGCGTACATCCATGTGATGATGCCGCCTTGGATCCAGGCGAGGCTGGTGAAGAATGTTTCGTAGGAGTGCAGGTCTGGGGTGGTGTGGTCGGTGATGTTCACGGGTGTTTCTCGATTTCTTTTTGAATGTTTTTGCGAATAGTGTCGATGCGGTTTTCGATGTCGATGAGCTGGTCGGTGGTGGCTTGGAGATTGTATTCTGGGTGGAGTGTGTTGATTCGTGCGGCGATGTCGGTGCCTGTCCGGCAGGCTCCCCCGGCGGTGTGGAGGATGTGCATGATGTCGGACAGGCCCGCATTGGCCATGTAGGTGGACATGAGAGGCATAGCGGGGATGCTCCTTGACGGGGTTACTGTTGCGGGTTGATGTTGAGGTCGGTGACGTGCGGGTGGTCTTCTGTTCCGGTGACGAGGCAGTGGACGGTGACGGGTAGTTTGGATGCTCCGGCCTGTTTGGCGGTGGCGCCGTAGACGATAGTAAAGGTGTCTTTGTGGGCGCCGATGACTTTGTGGAGTTGGAGGTCGATGTCGGGGTTGCCGTTCCAGTTGACACCCTGTGCTGCAGCTGCCTGCTCAGCCTTGTCATTGCAGGCGTGTGCCGCGGTGATCATGGTCAGGCCTGTGGAGGTTTCTTCACCCCTTGCTTGGGCTTGCCGGTGGGTTTTGGCTTGTTCGGCTTGTAGGGAGCGGACTGCTGCAGCCTGCCGTGCTGTTTTTTCGGCTTTGCGCTGTTGGACGGTTTTGGGTGTCCATTCGGTGTTGGCTGTGGTGGCCTGTGGGGCTGGCTGTGAGGCGAGTGGCGGGTTGTCGCCTGGTGCTGGGAGGAAGGAGGCTGCGGTGATGATGGCGATGGTGGCGCCGGCGATGGTGTAGCCTGTTTTCTTGTTCATGGCTGTTGTCCCCTTTCCGGGGTGTTGTTCGTTGCTGACATGGTTAATACTTCCAGACTGGATTGCTACTGTCAACGTTTCGCTCAGTAGTTTTGAGCGTATGTGGTTTGACTAGGGGTGATGCACGCTTTGAGGATGGCCTGGATGTCAATGCCGGCGATGTCCTGGGCGAGCCTGGTCTGTTCGGCGAGGCTCAAATAGTGCACGGTGTTGTGGGTGTAGACAGCCCCGTCGGCGGTGAGCCACCAGTCGGGTCGGAGTGTCTGGATGGCCTCCTCTACAGAGTGCCGGTACAGTCCGGCCGCCCTGGCGAAGTTGATGTGCGGGTTGGGGTCGTCCTCGAGGAGGGTGAGGTCAAGGATCCCGGCGGCGGTTGGGATATCTTGGTAGAGCTGCGAGTAGTGTGCCGTAACGATAGTGGCCAACATGGATGTGCCTTCCTAGGGGTGAAAGAGTGGGGCCCCCATCGTCGGGGGCCCTTGTGTGTTTTTGTTGTGTTACTTGGTGGCTTCTTGGAGGATGGTGGCGGTGTCGATGTCGTCGATCTCCCAGGCGAGGTCTTCGGCCTCGTCTGGGGTGAGTGGCTGCGAGTTGTGTGGGCCGGTGACTGATCCGTCAAGGTTGAGGGTCCAGTCGGGGCGGAAGAGGTTTAAGGCTTCTTGCACAGCATCCCGGTAGGCGTGTTTGGCGGCGTCCAGGTTGATGTGGCGGGCGTGCCGGCCGGCTAGTTGGGTGAGGTCGAGTGGGTCGTCCTCGGTGTGGCTGTAGAGGGAGGTGATGGATGGTGTGATGAGTGTGGTGGCCATGGTGGTGTCTCCTTTTTCGTGTTGACAGGATCAATGTTGCTGGGTGGGTGTGTTTCATGTCAAGGCTGCGCTCAACCTGTGTGAGCGAATGTGGTTTGGTTTGGGGGTTTATCGGGCGAACAGGGTGAGCAGGCTTCCGATGTTGATGCGTATCACATTCCAGTAGAGTTGCGTGGCTTCACCGTCAGTGAGTGGCTTCCACTCGTCATGGCTGAACACGGTGCCATCGGATGCGATGAACGTGTTGGGGCGTAGCTTGTGAAGCTCAGTCTCTACACGCTGCCGGTAGGCTTCGGCGAGGCCCTCAAAATCGAGGTGGTCGCAGGAGAGGTTTTCGAAGCGTGTCAGGTCGATGGGTGTGGGGCAGTCGTCGTTGGTGGGGGTGTAGAGCTGGGTGAAGTGGTCGGCGATCTTCTGCATGACGGGTTCCTTTTCTCGTATGGTTGGGGTTTTTATCGTGTGGCTTCGGCGATGATGGCATCCACGTCGATCGTGTCGATCATGTCGTGGAGGTCTTCAGCCTCGACTGGGGTGAGTGGCTGCCAGCCGGGTGGCCCATACACTGCACCGTCGAGGGTGACGGTCCACAGGGGCCGGATGAGCCGGATGGCTTCCTCGACTTTGGCACGGTGCAGGCGGCAAATAATAGACGTGTGGGTGTTGCCTATGTCACATCCTGCCAGGTGTGCGGGGTGGAGTGGGTTGATTTCTGTTGGCCCATAGAGGCTGGTGAAGGATGGTGTGACGAGTGTGCCATCCATGGGGTGTGTGCTCCTTTCGATGGTTGTGGGGGTTGTTGTGGTTTCTAGAGTGTGTAGGTGGCGATCCTATAGTCAAGGTGGCGTTCATTCGGATTGAGCGTTTCATGCTGGAGTGTCGGGTGTGACAGATGTCACTGAAGCCTTTATTGCCTCTCCCAGCGTCTCAAATCTTCTAGGGGTAGGATTATGCAGGGTTGGCCCTGCTGATCGATTCTAGAGCCCATACAGGGCGTCTCAGGGGTATGTCTGAGTGATAGCAGGTGGTATGGCAAGTGGCACAGACTTGGGGGTGGATGTTCAGTCGGGAGCGCTCGATGGTCTGGCTGCACGGGTATCTGGAGGACTCTTCGTTTATATGAGATATGTCACATCGCCTAGACTCTAGAGACACCATCCACACCTGTACGAGTTCATTCTGCAGATGGCATCAGGGACAGGAATGCCTCTCTAAGGCGCATAAAGGCCCCTCTGAGGCTCTTGCACCCTCAACCCTAGGTATTTGTACCCCAAGGATATTCTGATCGATTCTAGGGCCCTTTTTAGAGCTTACACGAGAACAGCACCCAAGACTAGTCCATCAGCCCCTATCCTGGTTAGCTAAGCCTCAACTATGTGGACAGTGTCGGATACGGTGGGGGAAGAAGGACACGGTAAAAGAAAGAGGGGGGAGCATCAGCCTTCAAGCTTTAAGGTCTTAGCACTTAGCACCGATGGTCTTAGCAGTTAGCACCGAGCCCCTCAAGGGCTCGGCATCAGCCCCATCGGGCTCAGCCGATCAGGCACAGCACTGAAAGGGGTACACGCCATCAGGGAAGGCTTGAGAGTACGAGGAGCCCTAGCGACGAGTACTCGAAAGCCTGAGGGAACACCCTCAGCACTGATGGGCCTAGCGTGTTCGGAAAGGACACAGGGGTAAGGTGTGAGAGCTGTCCGGGAGTGAAACCCGTTCTGACTAGGGGTTTCAGCCTTAACCACCCTCAAAGGTTACAAGACTCTAAGAAAATTTAAGGAAAAGTTTAGGTTTAATTTTTGGACCTTTACTACCAAAAACACCCGTTTACACCCCTCAAACCCGCCTATAGAGCCAAAACCACCAGTTTGACTCATCCCAGGTGGGGTATGATAGGCTGGACAGGTAGCCAGCTGGACGCAAGGCCGGAAAGTGCTAACGCACTTCCCAACCTCGCTTACCATCAGTCTACCAAACACTTAAAGACCTAAGGGCTTAGCGCTAAGGTGCTGATAGCTTAGCACCGAGCCCCTCAAGGGCTCGGCATCAGTCTTAAAGCCTTCAACACTTCAAGTACATATAAAACTTTAAAAGCTTAGCACTTAAAGTTAATTAATAACCTTAAAGGCTTACACACTTAGCACTGAGCCCTTCAAGGCTCAGCATCAGTATAAAGACCTTAACACCTAAGTTAAGTATAAAACCTTAAAGGCTTAGCACTTAAGGATATAAACTTAACATCAGTGTTTAAGACTTTAAAACTTAAAATAACTATTAAGACTTAAAGACCTTAAGTACTTAAAGTTAACCATCAGTCTTAAACTTTAATATTATAACCTATAAGTCTTAAAGCTTATAGGTATAATAATATAATATAAGTTATAAAAGTTTTAGAAGAGCTAAAGGGTTAACTTCTTTACTTCTCTTCTCTCTTTGGTTCTTTCTCTCTTCTCTTCTTTTCTTCATCAGGGGAGAAGAGGAACCTTTACCATCAGCGCCGATGGGCTTTCACCGTGTGACTCGTGTACCACCGGTCGCACGCTCCCGGTCGCACACTCCCCACACTCTGACACCCGTGTCCCTTTCAGGCTTGGCGTGTTCGGCTGAAGGCGTACGGCGTGTCACGCTAACACCCTTAACACTAGGTGAGACTTAAAGTGTATATTATATGTAGAAGACTTTAAAACTTATAGGGTGTTCCCGCTTAGCCCGTGTCCTACACCGCTAGGCGCCAAGCGCTAAGCCTTGAAACGCGAACACACACCCACCCCCTTTTTTCTTTCGTGTCCTTCTTCTTTTGACACAGCTGGGGGGCGATGTGATCTTTCTCACACCCATGGGGGTAGTGGAGAAAACAAACACCCCGGCACACACAGAACACCCCCCCTCAAACGAACAAAACAGGGCCTAGGATCGAACAGCAGGGCAAGGGCAAGGTATTCATACCCCCAGACGATTCCAGGCCGTTACAGGGGCAAACACGACCCGTACAGGGCTAGGCGAGGAACAGACACATCATGGCACGCACCAACCGCACAGCCAGCCAAGCACACCGGCGCTGGCGGGCAAGACTCATCACCCAAGCCCGACAACAAGGCCAAACCGAATGCCCACTCTGCGGAGCCACCATCACCTGGGACACACACGACCTGCCAACCAGCCCCGAAGCCGACCACATCACACCCGTCAGCCGGGGAGGACTCAACACCCTCGACAACGGGCAAATCATCTGCAGAACATGCAACAGAAGCAAAGGCAATCGCAGCGAACCAAACATTAGTTTCCAACAACAAACCACAAAAACATTGATTCCATGGTGAAAAAC